GTTTTTTTTTTTTTATTATTTGTTTAACGAGAATGACAGGACGCTTCGCATCCTGTCCCTGGGGGGTTCCCCCCAGACCCTCCTGCTTGTGCCGCTCTACGCGGCACGTCACTACTCGGTTGTGTTTAGAGGGTGGGGAGTGTAATTTTTTTTTTAACTACCTGTAGCATCAAAAGGATCAAACCAATAGCAAAACATAGTAATATGAACTTGAACAATCGTAGCAGCCAAAGTAACAGTAGCATCAACAGGAGCTTGGTATATAATAAAATACACTCCATTGTTAGGATTATTACCAGGGGAAGTACGGTAGGTGTCATCTGCAAGAATACCTCTTCTTGTAGTTTTATACCACTTAGGTGCATGAAAAAATGCTTTTTTTACTAGTGGTAAATTTCTAACAGATGGTATACCAGGGACACCGGTATTATACTGTTCTAATGTAACAAGAGGATAGGTTTTATCTAAACTGAAATCATTTGAAACATAAAGCTGACTATTTATTTGTGTATTAGTTGTTTGCTGGTAAGTAACTTTTATTATCGAATACATAACTAAGTATTTCTGGTACGCAGCAGCCATCTGGTCACGATACATAGGCTGATGCCCAACACCTGTAAAGTCAGGATCGTAAGTACTATTAGCCCTAAAAACATATTCACGACCATATCCAGGACCCGACGCAGCGGGTAAAGTGACATTATCAACGTAAGTATGTTTAACAAAACGAGTTTTTGGAAAACAATTTAAAGATGTGTTTCTTAAAGACAACCATCTAGCAGTACGTGATATCGAGTTCGAGGTTGACGATCTTTTTGCTATATATTTTGGTCCACTTCTACGTACTGTAGCAGTACGTCTTCGTTTTCGTGAATTCCGGTTTCTTCGTGAACGCCTAAACCTAGATACAGCCATAAAGTAAATTCAATAATGAATGATTGTAAATGGTGAGTGTTGGTGGGGGATGGGCTGTTGAACTTAAATTTTTTAAATTTTTAAACAGCCAATCAGGACGCGCCATTCGGCACGTGCACAAAGCCACTGGGTAATACTAGACCAGTGGCTTTTTCATTTTTTAATATGCAATGCAAAGACGATCAAGAGATTTCGTGTTCACAATTAACAACCCCACCATATTCGACGACATCGAAATCGAAAAAGCCATCGAAGAAGCAACGTATCTCTGCTACGGAATCGAGATTGGTGAACAAGGAACAAGACACTACCAAGGATTCGTTATGTTCAGCAACCCGAGATCTTATGCCAGAATTAAATCAATGCTCACCAGAGCCCATTTGGAGGGAAGAAAAGGAACTGTCCAACAAGCAATTGAGTACTGTGAAAAGGACGGTCAGTTTCGAGAATGGGGAACAAGACCAGCCTTTAAAAAAACGAGCAAGGAGCGATTCAAGTGGTGCATTCAACAAGCCAGAGAAGGGAATATTGGTGCCATCGAAGACGAAGAGCCAGGTATCTTCCTCCGTTATTTACAGACATTTCGAAGTCTTAACAGAAGAAGACATGAAACAATGGGTGGACCTACTAACCATGAATGGTGGTATGGAAGTACTGGAACTGGAAAGTCCAAAAGACTTAATGAAACTTATCCTGAACACTATCGAAAACAGCTTAACAAGTGGTGGGATGGTTACGAAGATCAAGATACTGTTGGGATTGAAGAGATTTCTCCAGAGTGTGGAAAATGGATGGGCCATTTACTCAAGATCTGGGCGGATCGATACCCTTTCAACGCCGAAGTCAAAGGAGGATGCTTGCAAAACATCAGACCAAAAAAACTAATCGTTACAAGTAACTACAGCATTGAAGAATGTTTCCCAAACGAACAAGACTATAAGCCTTTAAAAAGAAGATTTAAAGTAACACATTTTAACAATATGTTTAATGTGGAAGAACAAGAAGAAAAAGAAGAAGAACACTTTAATCTTTAATAAAGTTTTTTTTTTTTTATTATTTGTTTAACGAGAATGACAGGACGCTTCGCATCCTGTCCCTGGGGGGTTCCCCCCAGACCCTCCTGCTTGTGCCGCTCTA